GGCTAAGTCGATTTCAGCACCAGTATCAGCACCTAACACAGTTGAAAGCACAACATTTGAAGATGATTCACAGACATTCTTAATGGGTATCAAAACATCTGACGCTAAGACTTACACAGGAAACCTTGAGAAGGCTTATTTGCAGGACTTAATCAAAGCAGAAGGTAAGCAGTTAGACATTATTCAGTTATATGGTTCTGACGGATTAGGTGCGGTTGCTAAGTACGCATTTGTCGGACAGGTAACAGCGACACCTAATGATGTTTCTGGTACTGATTCAGTACTTGAAATGACAGTAACAGCAGTTCCTAACACTTCACCTATTGAATGCACAGACAAGCTTCAAGTTGTTGAAGGCACTGGTGGCACATTCACAGTAACAAAGGTGGGGGAATGATAAGCCAATCGACTAAATCAAAGGCTGTGTCGATTGGTGGCATAAACGCCAAAACAGCCGACTACACATCATATCTTGATGATGTAACAGAATAATTATTTTGAAAGGTAGGTGCGGTGTAAAATCCGCACCTTTCCCTATATGGACGATAGGGTGGGAAAGGGTAAAAATTATGATGAATATTAATGTAAACGGAAAAGAATACAAAGTTGAGTTCTCTTTTGGTGCGGCAGAGTGCAAAGAGATAGTGCAGAAAATGTTTTCTGTTGTTAATGGTTCTTACTTACTTGTACAGACAGATAAAAGTGTTGCACAGGCTTCTTTTGACGGCTTAGCAAATATGACAGCAGATGTGCCAGAGATTTGCATTTTAGCCATTTATGCAGGCTGTATTGACAATAACCCAGTAACTATGAATGAAGCAAAGGAACTCACTAGGGCATATATTACAGAGAAAAGAAAGACAGATAAGAGTTACGGATATAGAACATTGTTTGAAGAAATCAAGAAAGCGATGGAAGATGATGGTTTTTTCGAGCTGTCGGGGATAACAACGATGTTAGAGGAAATGGCGAACAATGTGGAAGAAGCGGCACAGGAGCAGAAGAAGCCGACAGTAGTTCCACAGGACCACAAGAAAAAGCAGACTTCCACAAAATAATATGGGAAGAATACTTTGTTTTAGCCAGTTCACTAGGCGTTAGTTATTCAGACTTTCTAAAAATGACACCTAAAAAATTATTACTATACGCAAAAGGCAAAAAGATTGATAGACAAAATCGAGATGCAGAAATGTATAACTGGTTTTTTGTCTATGCAATACCGGCTATTTCTTGTGGCATTGGTGCGGCATTTAGCAAAGATACACACATTGAATATCCGAAGCAGGCTATTTTATCAGAAAAAACGGAAGAAAGCGAAGAAGATACCTACGATAAAGAGTTACAGCGAATGTTACTCAATGAACAGAAATGGGCGGCACGAGCTGAAAAGAGAGGACTACCGCCAACAATCCTATAAAGGGGGTTAAAGCGTGGAATTAGATTCGTTAGAAGTCAAAATTACCGGTACTGCCACTAAAGCTATTAATTCCGTCGATAAACTGATAAATCAGCTTACAAGGCTGTCAACATCACTTGCGACTGTGAATGGTTCATCACTAAGCGGTCTTGCGAGTGGTGTTAGTCAGTTAGGTTCTGCTATGCAGAATATGAACGCAGGAACAGCAGATTTTACAAGACTTGCTAAGAACATCACAAAGATAGGTTCTGTTGATTCAGTTGCACTAACTAACACAGCTACATCACTTCAAGCTGTCACAAAGGCAGTTGCAAGCATATCAGCTATTCCGCAAAATGCAACACAAGTCACAGAATTTGCAAAGTCACTTGGTAAGCTAGGCAGTAAGAGTATAGAAAACGCCGTTGTAAACATTCCAAAATTGGGCAATGCTTTAAATGGCTTAATGACAACGCTATCAAGAGCGCCAACAGTAAGTCAAAATGTTATTCAAATGACTAACGCATTGGCTAATCTTGCTAGTCAAGGTAGCAAGGTGGGTACTTCTTCAAACTCACTTCAAAAAACGCTGTATGGCGTTTCTACAAGTGCTAGAACAGCAACTAAAAGCAGTTGGAATTTAGCAAGTGCAATAGGCAAGTTTTATGCCACTTATTTTATGGTAATTCGTGGCAGCAAGAAACTTATAGAAGCAATCAAGTCAACGACAGATTACATTGAAGCATTCAACTATCAAGCGGTAGCGTTTGGCAAAATTGGTTCAGAGTGGGATAAAGATTACGAAAAGTACGGATATGATAACGCAACAGCATACGCAGAGAGCTTTCAAAGTAGAGTAAATGATACTCTTGGAAAGCTATCTGGCTTAAAAGTCAATGTTCAAGGTGGCTTACTTGAAGAAAGTGGAGCAAAGAACTTAGGACTTAACATACAAGAGATAACACAGTACGCTTCACAATTAGCTTCTGTCACTAACTCACTAGGGCAGACAGGTGAAGCAACAACAGCAATAACAAAGTCAATGACAATGCTTGCAGGCGATATAAGCTCACTTTTTAATGTGGACTATTCAACGGTAGCACAGAACTTACAAAGTGGCTTAATCGGTCAATCAAGGGCATTGTATAAATATGGTATTGATATTACTAATGCTACATTAGCGACGTATGCCTATAACTTAGGCATTTCTAAGTCTGTATCAGAAATGACACAGATGGAAAAACAGCAGTTAAGAGTGTTAGCAATATTAGACCAAAGTAAAGTATCTTGGGGTGATTTAGCTAATAGACGGAAGAAAGTTAATGATATAGCTTATCTTCCAAGTGTTGCATAAGAATAGAAATATCTTATGACAATCGGGCAAAATCGGTGAAGGCTAAAGTTTTCAAAACAAGCAATATGTGATATAATATAAGTATGAATAAATCTTATATTATATACAAAGTAACTAATAAAATCAATGGTAAAATATACATTGGAAAAACTTATAATCTTGAAAAAAGAAAGAAACAGCACATTGGCGATATAAACAATGGCTTGCCTTTTCATAACGCATTAAAGAAATATGGTGTTAATAACTTTGAATGGGAAATAGTTGATAAAGCAGATAATGATTCTGAAATCAGAGAAAAAGAAATACAATGGATTAAGAAGTGCAATTCTTGTATATCATTCCCAAACTCAAACGGATACAATATCACACTTGGTGGCGAGGGTGGAATATCTTGGAATTCAAAGCCTGTTCTTCAATATGACCTTAATGGGAATTACATTGACGAGTATATAAGCTCATCACACGCAAGCGTTGTAACAGGTTTACAAAGACATGATATATCCAATTGTGCAAAAGGCATAGTAAACCGTTCAGGTGAATATATGTGGCGTTATAAAGTTAGTAAAAACATTCCTAAAAAGATTGCTTCTTACTCAAAGAAAGCAAGTGCAAGGAAGCGTGCTGTAATGCAACTTGACAAAGAGGGGTTTGTTCTTAATATTTTTGATTCATTAACACAAGCAAGTCAAGAAACATCAGCATCAAGAACAAGCATATCTTTTTGCCTAAGTGGTAAATATGGAACGGCAAACAATTATGTATGGATATATGCTGATGAATACAATCCAGACAAAGATTATAAGTATAATGGTATAAGAGAGGGGAAGGGCATTTACCGACTTGATAATGATAGAAAAATCGTGAACCACTTTAATAATTGCACAGAAGCGGCTAGATATATGAATGAACCCGAAAAAGTGCATAAACAGATTCACAAGGCTATCAAGACAGGAAATAAATGCAGAGGATTTTATTGGATTAAAGCTGAAAACTATGCTAATACCGAGATAACTCAATAGATTACGAACAGGCTATTGAGTATCGTAACGAGTAGGAATTGAATAAATATAATATTCCCAAGAGTGTCCGACACTACTGTATATAGGACAGTATGAGGTGGAAGTGGCTACCACCAAACCAAACATAATGATGTGGGTGATAATGTACTCTGAACTTATAGGAAACTATAAGAAGTATAGGATAAAGAGCCTATACGATAACAAATTTGACAATCAACTCCCCAAGTAATATGTTACGCCAGTTCAGTAACAATATGAAAGAGGTAGGAATGGTAGCAGGACAGCTATTTATCCCGATTCTTTCAAAGGTTATGCCGATTGTAAATGGCGTTACTATTGCTATAAAAAGATTATTAGTCAATCTTGCTTCTTTAATGGGTGTTAAGATTGATTTTGAGAGTTTTGGACAAAGCGGGTATAAAGACACATCAGACGGCTTAGAAGATATTTCAGATGGCTACCAAGATGTGGCTGATTCAGCTAAGAAAGCTACATTATCCCTTATGGGATTTGATGAAATTAATAAATTACAGGATGATACAAGCTCAAGCAAAGGCTCAAGCGGTGGTGGCGGTAGCACTATTGATTTGACAGATGATATTGCTAAAGCGGCGGCTGATTATGAAGCGGCATGGAATAAAGCATTTGCTAATATGGAAAATTCGGCAACCGAATGGGCGGACAAAATAGAGAAAGCCATAAAAAAAGGCGACTGGTACGGAATAGGTACTTACGCAGGCAAACAAATAAACAAAGGGATAAACGCTGTTCCGTGGAAAAAAACAGGAGAAGCAATTACAACAATCATCTGTAAAACATTAGATTTTGCGGATGGCTTTATCAGTTCCGTAGATTGGGAGCAGTTAGGTAAAAATATAATTAAACTTATTGAAGGAATAGATTTAGGCAAAATAGCAGTAAAAGTATCTGATTTAACAATTGATTTAGCTTTATCTGCAATAAAGCTATTGTGGGGTGCTTACCAAGAGATATATGACAAATGGGGAATTGCTGGTATCTTAGCTTCTTTAATTGTTCCTGGCGGAGTTGTTACTATTAAATTTATTACAGAATTTTCGGCAAGCATAGAAGACAGCAAGTATGTAAAAAAAGCTAAAGATGCTGTAGAAGATATTAAACTTGCTGTACAAGAAAAGTGGGATGAAATTACAGACTGGTGGAATAATACAGCTATTGTAAACTGGTGGAATAATGATGTAACACCGTGGTTTGAAAAAGAAACATGGGTTGACGCTGTTGACGGAATGAAATTAGGAATACAAGAAAAGTGGGATTCAATCGTTGATTGGTGGAACAGTCTTGCAATTGTTTCTTGGTGGAGCAATGATGTGAAACCGTGGTTTACTAAGGAAAAATGGGAAAGCTTAGCTGACGGAATTAAAAAAGGTATTCAAGGGAAGTGGGATGATATTGTAGATTGGTGGGATAGCAAACCAGCACTTCAACGCATTTCTGTGGCTATCGAAGATTTTAAAGCTAAGATACAGAACGCTTGGAACAGCTTTAAGCAGTGGTGGAATGATTTAGGACTTGAATTTCCACACATTGATACACCACACTTTAAGATTGACGGAGAATTTAGTCTTGCACCGCCTAAAGTGCCAAAAGTCAGTATTGATTGGTATGCAAACGGTGGCTTCCCAAACAAAGGACAGTTATTCGTTGCTAATGAAGTTGCACCCGAAATGGTTGGTACTATGGACGGAAGAACAGCGGTAGCCAATCAACAGGAAATCACAACAGGTATTGCCAATGCAGTTTATCCAGCCGTTTACAATGCGATTGTAGCAGCTATGTCAGAAGCTAACAATAATGTAAACATAACATTACAAGGTGACGCAGATAAGCTGTTTACAATGGTACAAGATAAAGCTAATAACTATACTAATATGACAGGACAAGCGGCTTTTCCATATTGATAAGATAAATGTATTGTGTTATTCTTTTGCTATATATAAAAAGCAAAGGGGTAACACAATATGGGAGATAAGAAACAGAAAAAGAAAGATAGTAAACTTAGCATAGTGGCAGCGGTTATGGCACTTTTTACTTTTACAATTCCAGTAGCACTTATATTAGCTATTGTGGATTTGATTAAAAGCAAAGGGAATAGGTCGCAAAGGCATTTAGGTTCTTATTTTGCAATTATATTTTCGATATTAATGTTAATAGTAGTAATTGACAGAAATGGGAATGATAACAATGCAGACAGCATAAATGTCACTAAACAAGCTACTACAACAGAACAGAACACAGATACAGTTACATATGATAATACAACGCTTAAATACCTTAAGCACGAAGTAATAACAGATAACAATGGAAGAGAGGTTGTTGTTGTCTATTTTGACTTTTCAAACAATTCAGAAGATAACACAGCCTTTGCATATAATTATGATGTTACATGCTTCCAAAACGGCAAAGAACTTGACTATCCGTTAATTAGTTTTGACATTGACGAATACAATAATATTGCAAGAGAATTACAGACAGGTGCAAACATTACGGTTGCAAGAATATACATACTGGAAGATAAGAGCAATGTTGATTTAGAAGTCACACCGCTAGGCGGTAATAAAAAACTTATGAAATTAACATTAGAATTGCAATAGGGGAAATGCATATGTCAGTGAAAAAAGAACTAAACGAAATGCTAGAAGCAATAGGAGTGAAGAAGAAACAGCAACCACAAATTCAACAGCCATTAAATCCTAACTTTAAAGGAGTGTACAGAGCAACAGAAAACGGCTTAGTTGAAGTATATTGTCCAAGATGTAGTAGTTGGGATTGTTCTCACACGCAGATTACAACAACTGTACCGCAGAAATCCAAAACAAGATATACTGTTAATCTGAATCCTTTAAGACCATTTACACTGGTTAATAAGAAAGAGAAGATTAAGCAACAAGGTGGAACTTATTCACAACATAGGTTTGTGTGTAACAAATGTGGGTTGATTTTTTGGTAATATATGGTTTAAATGGAGCGTACCCACTTGTGGGTACGGTTTGAGACAGATGTTTTGTGCTAAGCGGTTGGCACGATTGATTTGCAGAAAATGTCATACACACAAGTGTGCATGAATGTTTCGTAAGATTTTCCCAAGAAGTTGGGAATTTTGCAGGAAGTTGCAAAACATTTTATAGCTTTCGCCACTTGTGGCGACGATTTCTTGTAAAGCTAGGAGAGTTTTCGCAGAAAGTTGCGAAGATTTTCCCCAAGAAGCTGGGGAAAATGAAATCGGTAGAGCCGAAGTCTTGGCTCTATTAAATATTTAAAGCAATTAAAAAGGCTGTCAGCCCGACAACTGACAGCCCAAAGTCACAATACCGCTTAAACAAGCAGTACAGATATTATATAACACTAATTGAATTAATGCAATAGAAATATTAAGGAATGTATCAGAAATGGTGCGTTCCTTTTTTAATGCCTTGAAAGGGGTGGTTTGATTGATTGACGCAGTTGTGATTGAGGGGGTTAGATTCCCAGTGGCATATAACGGCTACACATACAGTAGGAATAAGATATGGTCTAAGAATACAGGCAGAAACGATTATGGAGAAATGGTAGGTACTATCGTAGATATCAAAGACAAAGTAGAGCTTCAATTACCGCCATTAACAGGTGAACAGGCACTATTGCTTGATAATGTAGTAAGCGACGTAGATAACCCATTCCCAACAGCACAAGTCTTATTCTTAGGTGGTACACAAAAGGAAATGACAATATACACAGGAGATGTGACATATCCGTATCTCACAAGGGCAAAGAATGAGGACGGACTTATAGTCGGAGCAAAATTAAGCTTAATTCAGAAATAAAGGAGAGTTCCACATGAAACTTAAAACGAGTGAGTTAATAGACAGATTCCAGAGCTTAAGCAACATATCGCATGACAAGACTACAGGCAGAATTGCTATGGCTGTTATGTGCAATATTAAGGCATTGGAAGAACTGTACAAGGCAACATTACAGACCATAGAAGATACTAAGGTCAAGTATGCAGATAAGGACGACAACGGCAATCCAGTTATCAACGACAATCAGTATCAGGTTACATCAGAGAACTTAAAGAAGTTACAGGAAGAATTGCAGGAAATCAATGAGCAAGAGATTGAAGTGCCTGACATGACAATGCTTCCTATGGACGCATTCGATAAATGCGAAGAAATTACACCAGCTAAATTATACTCAATTGAATTTATGATAAGCCATTAATTAATCAATAAAGGCGGTGTAGAATGAAGATATTAGACACAGCTATGACGGAAATTGTTAAGGGAAATAGTGCAAGATACTATTCTAAGTATGTTGTTGAAGGAAAAGAACATATAGAAACACTCAACAATTTCAAGTTTCAAAACATAATAAATCCCAATAACGAAATTACGATAGGTAACACTTGCAGTAGCGGTGTTACCTTTTCTATTTATATGCCAACAACAAGCCTTGAAAATAAGGAAATTACCATATTCGAGGGTGTTAAGGTTGGTGCAGAAATTAAGTATATTAAGTTGGGAATATTCACAATCACTAAACAGACAAGTGACGGAGAATACACAAGCTACGAAGCATACGACAGAATGTACAAGGCTGATATGCCTTATTTCTCTGATATGACATTCCCAAGCACGGATAAGGATATTCTTAATGAGATATGTGGCAAGTTAGGTATATCTTTAGCAACAAATATAGTCACAGCACATACTATCAGCGACAAGCCACAAGGATATACCTACAGAGAAATTATCGGTTATATGGCTATGCTACAAGGCTGTAATGCGGTAATTAATTCTGACGGAAACCTTGAATTAAGGTGGTATAAAGATAGTGGATATGTACTTGACGGACATAAGTATTATCAGCAGGGCGTTACATTCACAACGAGTAAAGATTTTATTATACAGAAGCTGACTTGCAACAATACCAAGAGCGGTTCTACAGAACAAAGTCAGATTACTTCTGGTGACGGAGCGACAGGACTTAGTTTTGCCAATCCGTTTATGACGCAAGCAATTCTTGATGAAGTCTATAAAAAGATAGGTGGTTTTACATTTAGACCGCTTACAGTTAAGTTTGTCGGTGATTACCGACTAGAAGTTGGTGACATTATAACTGTCAACAAAGGTGGCGTTGACTACAAAGTGCCTATAATGCAGATTACGCACGAATGTGACGGCGGCTTAATGGATACAGTTACATCTATAGGTCAATCTGACACGGAGAATACAAGCGTTGCTTCTGGTCCTATTACTAAGCAGATGGAACGGTACTATGCCGACTTGATACTTGTAAATAAAGCGCTTATTAATAAACTATCTGTTGATGAAGCTGATATCAGATACGCAAGCATTGAAACCTTAAAGGCTGTTAATGCTGATATTGATAATCTTAAAACAAATAAACTAGATGCAACATATGCAGATATCATCAATGCTAATGTGGAAAGCCTTAAGGCGGCTAATGCAGAGATAATCAAACTTAAAGCTAATTCATTAACGGCGGATATAGCGGATTTAAAGTATGCACAAATTGATTTCGCTAATGTCAAAGAACAAGTTGTTACTACTTCACTTATTAAAGATGGTGCAGTAACCAATGAAAAGGTGCAAAGTCTTTCTGCAAACAAGCTGACAGCTGGTATTATTGATGCAAGCAAGATTACAGTTACTAATCTTAATGCTGATAACATTACAGTAGGTACAATCAATGGCAAGCGTATCGGAACAGGTTCTTTATCTCTGGATAAATTAGCCGAGGAAGTACCGACAAAAGAATATTTAGACAGTGTACAAGAAGAGTTACAAGGTCAGATTGACGGAAATATCGAGACATTCACTAAGACAGAAATACCTACTCTTAATAATGAGCCGGCTGTTAATTGGACTGATAATGCCACAAGAAAGAAGCATATAGGCGATATCTGTTATGTGGTTAATCCTACCTCAAGTGCAGATGGATATTCATACAGATTTGCCAATACTGGTACAGAGCAAGCACCTGTATATGAATGGGTACTGATTAAGGATAGTGATGTTACTAAGGCATTACAGGACATTATTAACATCAATGGTGAGATTACTGGAATTAAGAAGTTCAATGTTGAAATTGGTTCTTGGAAAACTGATACAGACCGTGAATTATCAAGCCTCAAGACTCGAACAACCAGCCTTGAAACTGATATGGGTAACAAGGTTAATACTACGACATTTAATGAAGTTAAACAGACTGTTGACGAAAATAGTTCTACTATAACCAAAATGTCCGAAACTCTTAGTAAAAAGGCTGATAGTAGCACAGTTACCGCATTGAGTAATACTGTTAATAGCATTAAACAGACAACAGACAGTAACACATCAAACATATCAAAACTTACAACCGTAGTTGAGAAGAAAGCTAATCAGGATGAAGTTACAAGCATATCTAATAAGCTGACAACTGTTGAACAGAACTTAAATGGATTGACAGTTGATGTTACAAATCAGTACCAGTACATTGACAATCAGCTTAATGGCAATCATAAGATATATGAGATTACACATGCACCTACTAAGGATAACTACCCTGCTAATGAATGGAGCATACAGATATATCCAAGCGATGATAGATACCCTAGTGATAGCACATGGGAGTATACAGAGGATGAGTATGAGAAGTATGTTGGAACTATTGCATATTGGAAAGACCAACAAAGAGCATGGCGATTTATAAGAAAGTCTGACGGAACGCATGATTGGGTGGAAATCAGTGCGACAGAAACAACCTATCTTCTTAATCAGAATGCTTCATTAAGAATTGATGTGAACAATATAAGTACAAGTCTATCTTCTCTTACAACGAATGTTCAGAACAATTATAGCACTACAACACAGATGAATAATGCTATTACACAAGCAATAACTAAGGAAAGTAATAGTATTAAGCTAGAAGTATCTGGCACCTATGCAACTAAAAATGATATTAATAATCTACAAATTGGTGGAGTCAATAGATTCATAAAGAGCACTGTAACTCCTAATAAGTATATAACAGCCACTGGCATAATAACAGATGGCGGTAACTATTGGGATTTGACGGACTACATAGATGTGTCTAAGTGGAAAAACTATGTAGCGAGTGGATGGACCAATCTGGGTAATGCACCGGCTACTTGTTTTTATGACAGCAATAAAAAGTTTATCAGCGGAGTAGCAGATAAATCTACTGGAGTAAGAGGTTCTCTGCCAGTTCCTTCTAATGCTGCATATATGCGTTTTAGCTTTGCACATGTAGATACAAACAAGCTAAAAATAGAAAAGGGTACAAAAGCTACAGATTATTCTCCAGCACCAGAAGATATTGATGTTAAGTTTAACAATTATGCTACAACAGCAAGCCTTGAAGCATACATTAAGAAAGACCCAACGACAGGGGAACTTAAATCTGCAATTGAAGCTATTGCAGATGATATAACACTTAATGCAAGTGGAACAATTAATATTAGTGGTAATAAGTCTGTTAATATCAATGGTAATCTGTTCACGCTTACATCTACTAATACTACTATTTCAGCAGATGGTTCGATAGACTGTAAGAAGCTAAAAGCTGTTGATGCTGACCTAGAAGGCACATTTAAAAATGTAAATGTAACTGACGGAGGTATTACAATGACCACTACTATTATTGGTGGTGAATACCTTATGAAAAGCAGTACAGGGGCATTTTTACAGATACAGGGACACTACATTGAAATGTCAAACGATGATGGTTCAGGAACGAAATGGATACTAAGTAGAAGCGAATGTGTTTTTAATGACTACTTAAATGTTAAGCTATACCACCCTTCACTTAAAAACTATATGCG